TGGGTTCGATTCCCGTACGGGTCACCATGCAGAAAAAGCCCTAGAAATCAATTCTAGGGCTTTTTTATTGCTTTATCAGCTATATTCCCACGTTCTCCGAACTATTCTACTAGAAAATATTACCACAGATTTTAATATTTCTCCGCGTGTGGTACGTTTTTATGGTGCAAATTGGCAACGGATTGGCAACGGAATTTTGCCGCTCATTCTCTGAGCCGCCGCATAATCGCCGCGTATTCTTTGGGGTATATCAGCCGAATGCACTCCATGTGTTCGTCCATCACTTCTAATAGCCGTTTCATTCCCGCTGAATTTGCGGCAATTGCGAACTCGCTCCCGGATATTTCATCACTCTGCGGTGCAGGAGCAGCGGAATACATGCTTACGGGGGAAATATCAACAGAGCGGGAATGTTCTGGAAACATATGATCTAGAATTGTATAGCATGAGGCCATCAGCTGACATGTTGCCGCCGTTGGGCGCTTCACTGCTTTGCATTCTTCGATTGTTTCCAGCAAATCCCGCTCTGCCAACATTTTTTAATCCTCCATACAACGGACGGCCTTTTCCAGGGCCTCTCGCGTCCGGCTGTCCGGCGCTTCATCAATCATGCGCCGCAGTTTATCCACCATATCTTCCTTGGCGTCTGCGCGGCTGTAGCGTCCCATGCTATCACGTTTACGGCCTCGATAGCTCACGCCGTCCCGGTAATCGGCTCTATAGCCATCCCGTCCATAGTTGCCCATAGCGTACCAGTCCCCGGCGTTACTGTATCCTTCGCCCATCATGATCTTATCCAGATTCTTCATGGTGTGCGTCAGCTTGTCCACGGTTTCCAGATCACCGGCAGACAGTTCGCCTTTTTCGGCGATTTCGTCCAGTTCCCGGCAAAGTGTATCTCTCAGCTGTTCCCAGTGCTTCATAATTTCACCTCCTAGGCCACGCGCTCAATCATCAGATTGGCGTTGGCAACATCGATTGCCTGCGCGGAGACATTGCGCACGGATAACGCTACGCAGCACCCACGGGGAACATCCACAAACGCGGAGGTCGCCACGTTGAATGCATCTCCCACGGCGGCGGGTGTTGCCGTCGCCGTAGTGGTGGGAAGCGCTTCACCGCCCAGCGCCAGCGCTACGCTGATAGCCCCAGCGGTTCCGCCGGTAGGCACGGAGATGTTTCCCACGAAAAGCACGCGATACCGCGCAATCGGGGAACATCCATTGCAAATGCCCCGAAGTGTCACCAGCCCAGCGCCTTCACGGTGAACAACATACCCCCGCCCGCATTTCACCGGCGCATCGGTAAACAGCACGTTTTGTCCGGCGGGCACCGCCTGGACAGCGTTCGCAGTAAGTTCAACCGCCATTGTTTAACCTCCCTTTGTCGGCGCTGGGCGGTTGTAGCCAAAGCCAAACCCGCCAGCGCTTAAATTATTCATAACGCGGGTAACCGTGTCCGCTTCGTTGCGTGTCAACCCGTCCGCGTCCTTTACCAGGCTACAGTAATCCCGCAGCTCGGCAATGGTGAGCCTGTCCAGATCGATTTTGCCGATGTGGTTAATCAGATTGGCCTTGATCTCCGCAATGCCCATCTCGCCGCCCTCCTTACGCCACGCTGCCGCATCCGTAGCCGTTACCGTAGCAGCAGTTGGGATTCTGCACCTGATAAGCGGGAACCGGGCGGGGATTGTAGTACGCGAATTGGTTCTCCACATAGCCCTTGATCGTGAGATTCTGGGCATTCTGGGAAGCGGCCAGCTGCGCCATAAAGAGCTGCTGATTCTGATCGGCGATTTTCTGATCTTTCGCCGCCAGCTCCTGGGCAGTCAAGCGCTGGTCGATGGAGCGGAAACCGCAGTTCATGGCATCGATGATATCACGGGTGGTGTTCTGGATGGTGTTCCGGGTGTCGCAGCTCTGGGTTGCCATGTTGTAATTCACGCCCTGGATAGCGGCGCGGTTTTCGCAGCAGCACTCCTGATTTGCCATCTGCATCTGGAAAAGCTGCTGCATCAAGGCAGCCTGCTGATTGCACCGGGAAAGCTCCGCCGCCTGGAAACCGTTGCTGATATTCTGGTTCACGCCTGCAAACCCATTCAGCATACCGGTATTCATGGCATAGAAGCCGTCGCAGACACCGTTGTTTACACCGTCAATTTTCCGCTCGATGTTGGAAAAATCGGACGCGAGAACATACCCGTCCACCACGCCAGCGCCGGTACCACGACCGCCGAAGCCTCCACCCCAGCCGTTGCCGCCCCAGCCGAAGAAGCCGAAGATCAGGAAAATGATGATCCATGCAGACCAATCACCGCCCCAGCCTCTGCCATAGCCGCCGTTGTTGCCATCGGTGACAGCTCTGATATCAGCGGGGGTCATTTCACTTGCTGTAATACTCATTTTGTTCTCCTTTCAAAAGATGAAAAATATAACAAAATCTGGCCAGATTATTGTTTACCTTCTAGGCGCTCCGAAGCCGAACATGCCCCGGAATTGCTCAAACTGCCCCTGCATCTGCTGTGCCATTTGCTGGGCTTGGTTAAGCTGCTGCTGGTTTACACGCCCGCTCTGTACAAGCTGATTAAGCAGTTGCTGCGGGTCTTGCCCCCTCATCTGCTGCATAAATTGGGGAAAATGGGAAATCATCTGCATAGGATTAGGCATCATTGCGTTTTACCTCCGCTTTCTTGGCATCGCGTTTTCCATCCGTCAGCTGGTTCAGCCGTTCCTCTACAGCGGAAAGCCGCTGCTCAAATCCTGCGCTGACTGCCTCCGGGGTAGCTCCTGCGTCCCGGATTTTGTATTCATACGCTACAATTGGCATTGGCCGCCCTTGCGCGTCCGTCCGCTTTTCGTAGAATACCGGCTTGTTGCTATCCCATAGCCGCACAAATCCGTTTGCCGTGACGATAAACGCCTCCGCCGCAGATTCCGAAGCTACCCAAATTCGATCATCAAGGGGCGGCTGTTGGCCTTGGACGGGTATCTGCGGTTGCCCGATTGGCATTTGCGGCTGGAAATAGTTGGGCTGAAAATAGCCGGATTGGTAGTTGGGCTGCATATAAGGATTTGCCATCATTCACGCCTCCAAAAATAGATAGGATTTTCGTCCATTGAGTTCCAAGTGTCGTACAAAACGCCGTTTTCCACGGCAACAACGTGGTTTTTCAGCGCGACAACGTAAATCCCGTCAGGGTATTCCCGGATAAAATCGCCTACGGTGTAGCAATCCGGGCATTCCGCCGGGATTGCCGCCCGCCTGAATCCGTGCCGCCGCAACACCGCGCCCCATACGTTATTTGCGCTAGGCATATCGCATTGAGTCAGCCCCTCGCTGGCCAGCTCAACGTATGATTGATACCAGTCAATTCCCAGAGCCTTTGCCACAGCTCTGACTGCACAATCGCCGACTTTCGCGGCGCGGGGATTTGGATTAAAGCTTTGAAATTCAGCCATAGGCAACGCCCCCTTTCTTCCTATAGAATAACAAAAAAATCGGTAGGGAAACTCTCGTTTCCCTACCGACTTACAATCACACTTCTATCAAAAAACTATCAGAAGTCTATGTTTTTGGGGAGTATGTAGCTATACTCCTGCACACTGTTATAGGAGTTTTTCAACTTCCTAATGTACCTATCTAATGTGGCAAGGGACATGCCGTAAGCGTGGCACTGCTGTACACGGCTCCATCCGGCGGCTCGGGTGCGGATGATTTTTTCCTCTAGCGGCGTGAGAATTGCCAGAGAACAGAACTCATCCAGAATCACCCGATTCCATCGGACTTTATCCACTTATCACATCAGTCCTCCTTGGGGGAACTGTAAGTTCTTGCCAGTTTGCTATCGGAGATACCGGCGGTGGTAGGATCATTGACCACGCCCAGAATCGCCAGCAGGGCAAACACGGCGTTCACCACGGCCAGAAGCTTATCGCCGATTTCGCCCAAGTCCAGCGTAAAGCCGAACAAGGCGGCCACCGTCTGCACCAGCAGAAGCAGCGCGGGAATTGCGGCCAGCCAGAAGTTCTTGTTTTTGACACGTACAATCCAGTTAATCATTTTGTTTTCCTCCTTAAAAATCAGCCCAGCCCAAGCCGGGCAAGAATAAACCCTACGACAGCGGCCACGACGATGTAGATGACCCTTTCCACCACAGATTTCCACCGCTTGCCGGGTTCGGATTTCAGCTCCTGCACGTCCGTGCAGAGGCCGTCAACCTTCTCCCCGGTAACTTCCACCTTCTCCGCCATGACGGCAACAGACGTTGCCAGCGTGTTCACCGCTTCCGTGTGCCGTTCCAGCGCGTCCAGGCGGTGGGAGTTGGATTTGCTCCGCTGTTCTACCGCAGAAAGCCTCCCGGCGATTTCCGTTTCTTCCATTGGCATACTCCCTTCTCAGCCACTCCACCGGCTGTACTTCCCGTTGTCCTCGTGAATCCCCCATCCGTACAGCCCCAGGCCGCCCCGCCCGGGGATTTTCTCGGCCTGTACCTCCTGCGCTATAGCATACAGTTTCTCCGGGGAGATAGCCCCTGAGAGGTCTACGGCCTGTCCCGTGGTGTGCAGGGAGTTGGATACTCCGCCCACTTCGGCGTTGTGCCGCTTGCACCGCACACCGGAATTCACATTCAGGGGAACCCCTGCCCGGCGGCGTATCTCATCGGCCATGCGGACGGTTTCCTCTGCGGGTTCTGCGGGGAAGCCGTTGCAGTATTTCCCGCCGCACTGGCACCGGAATTCCTCACGGGTAAAGTACCGGATATCGTCCCAGAATGTTCCCGTTTTCGGCGCGTCGCTGCTCTCCGGCTTCTCCACCTTTACCGCCGTCCCGGCAATGGCACCAATCAGCATTTTCTGGGTAGCCGAACCCGGTATCCCGTCCACGGTAAGCCCGTAGTCGGCCTGAAACGCCCGGATTGCCCCTTGGGTATTCCTGCCGTCGATGCCGTCAATCGCGCCGGGAGAATAGCCCAGGTAAGTCAGAAGGCACTGAATTTGCTTTACCGTCATACGTTCACCTCCTCCCAGCCCTTGGGGTATGCGGAAGGAGACCATACATTATTTCCCATCGTTGAACGGTATACTTTACCGCTTTCCGTGCAGCAGTCACCCTTATTATAGGGGCTAGTAGACATAGCGACGAACGGCAACGCTTTTGCTGGGTCGGTGCTCCAAGCAAACCCCCACTGCGCCGGAAGTTCCTCCGGCTCCTGGGTGTAGATAGTGCTGTCATAGGGCTGCACCAACCGCACCACACGGCCAGCAGATGACCGGCACACAAACCCGGCCTTGCGCTCCAGCATGTTTTTGTTTGCGACAGCAGCCTTGAAACCGGGAATGTCGCTATCCGCCGCATTCAGTTCGGTGCCTGTCATGTCCGGGGCTTTCTCCTGCAAGGCAAGCGCGTTCGCCCGTCCCTGAGCATACATGATGCTTTTTCTTTCCTCTTGTGTCACAGACTGTCAACCCCTTTCTTGTAGGCTTCATCCAACTCTTTCAGCTGTTCCTCACCGCCGCTGGCTTTTATCTCCCTGATTTTTGCAAGAATAGCATTTTTGCGCTCTTCGATGGTCATCATACATTATTCACCCCCAGAGCGGTTTCGATTTCGGCCAGTGCGGCCTCATATTCGGCGTTCTTTTTCAGCGCTTCTTCCAGCGGGGTGAGGATTTCAACCCCGTCTCTATAGAATTTTCCATTGCTGTAGGTATCGCCGATAGCCACAGGGCGGTCTGCGGGGTTGATCAGGAATCCAGTTTCAGGCTCGGAATCGGAGCACCACAGCATGTTGATAATGGTGCCGTTTTCGATAAGTGCCATACTTTTGGCCAAAAATATCACATCCAATCTTTTATTATTTTTTGCGACTCCAATCCTCCGTGCCATCGAGCGTATCGATGTCTTCCTCGTTGGAGGAGGAGGAGATGGTGGAGCTAGGAATTGGAACCCGGACTCGGAAATTCAAATGCACGGTGCTGGTGGTGGAGGTGGTCACACCAAAACGCAGAAAAACATACCCGTGACCGTTGGAACGGCATATACCATAACGATTGGTAGTAATACTGGCACCACTAATGCATTCGGCCTGTCAGCGTCCGGTGGAACAAGTGCTTATGGCGTGTCAAAAGGTTGGGAAAATGGTGGTAGTGGTGGTTCCGGAGGTGGTGCCACAAACGGTACAGGCGGAACAGATGGCGGCAATGGCACAGCGCCTAATTTTGGCGTTGCTGGAACTGGCCAAGGAACTACTACCAGAGAATTCGGGGAGACAAACGGTCGCCTGTATGCGTCCGGTGGTAATGGTGATAAAACCAATCCCACGGTGGCTAACAGCGGCAATGGAGCAGACGGAAGATCGACAGGTGACCCATCTACCTCAGAAAATCCTGGAGCATCTGGTATTGCTGTCATTAGAAATAAGAGATAATTATCTTTTATTCCTGATTATTATAATCCCAGAGCCGCCTTTGCCTCCACTTGATCTACCTCCACCGCCTCCTCCGCCGGTATTCGTTTCCCCGGCAAAACCATTTGTTGAACTTCCATTACCTCCACCCCCAGCTCCACCGGCAGCTGGTTGCGTAACGCCACCGGGGCCACCGCCCCCACCACCAGAATATAACTTCGCATCATTTTCTGCAAATTCTCTAGTGGTAGTTCCTTGGCCGATGCCGGCATTGTAACCAGATCCATATGATCCACCATTGCTTCCATCGCTACCGCCTTTACCAATGCCGCTTCCTCCACCAGAGCCACCATTTCCTCCGCTATTTTGTGATGCATTCTTTCCAGCATTTGCGATAAAACCAAATGCCGTGGATGAACCGCTGGAAGCACCGATGACAATTGCATATGCGACATTTGTGTTAATGCGATATGCTTTCTCTGTGGTTGTATAACCACCACCGCCTCCCCCAGCACCATCATTATCTTGCGCACCATCTCCTCCTCCTCCAACGAGGAAGACATCGATACCGTCCTCTGCACCGTTGAGATTGGTAAACGTCAGCGTACCGGAGGTGAGGAAGCGGATTTTCCAGTTGTCCTGAGATACTGTGATAGGCTCGTCAGAATCGTTGACAATTTCATAATCGCCAGTGTAAGTAAATTCGGGGATGGTATTAAACGAAATTGCCGTGCTGTAATCAGTTGTGATCACAACATTCTTTTGGGCAGTCTTGCCGTCACTGGTGATGGTAACTGTCCACGTCCCGCTTGCAAGCCCCTTGAAGACAACCACGCCGCTGGTGCCGGAGTTCTTGATCTTACTCTTGCCGTCTTTGGAAACAGTCACAGTGACGTTCGCCGGGGCTGTGACGGTAAGGGTGCCGCCTGTGCCGCCCCCGGTATTAACTCTGCCAATCATGCGCTTACACCGCCTTTCCAGCAAATAATGGTGGGAATTGTAATCGCCGATTCCGGAGCGCTTGCGGCATACAGATACACGCCGCCGTTATAGGTAGCCGCAACAGGGGCAAAATTGCCGTCAATTGCGTCTGCCACGGCAAGAACCACCTCCGGAATCATTGTATTCAGCACCCCCGTCAGCGCGATCGCCGCGCGGAATGGATAATCCTGATAGGTGGAATCAGCCACAAACGCGGATACCGGTACGCTGGTATCCGTGAACAAAAGCTTTTTCAGCTCCACCGCCGTACCGGCTTCCAGATCGGCCAACTCCCGGTTGATGGAATCCAGCACCGATGTGGCTTGCGCCGTGGTATCATCAAGCACATCTTTTACTTGTGCCTGCGTTTCCTGCAAAAGTGTGGAAAACTGGCTTTGCATCGTGCTGGTATCAATGCCCACCTTTTCCGTCACCAGCCCGCACACCGAAGCGTCAAGCCGCTCGTCCGTAATCATGGAAGCGGTGATAGCGGTTGTACCGGCTGCAACGGAAATCCGCGCAAGGCTGATCTGCCGGATTGTGCTGTTGTTTGTCAGCGCCGGGGCTACTGCCTTCCCAGATTTTGCGCCTTCCAAGATTTTCACTTCCGGATAGTCCACGAAGTTTGTGGTTTTCCACTCCACGATTACGCGATCAATCCGATTCAGAACGCCGTCTGCCGCATCAACGGCAAGCTGCAATTTGGCACCATCAACGGAGCCATTATCAATCCACCACACAATGCCGTTCCTGCCGGAATTTGCCATCCATCCGGTGCCGTCTGAGACTTCCACCGCCATTCCCGGCGTGGAAAGCGCCTGCACGGACGCATTACTGCCAGCGGCAAAAACGCCGGATGTGCGGCCATGATGCCAGCGCATAACGTCTTCTGCGCCTATGTATGTATCTTGGTTATTCGGAAAACTTTTGATATTAGCCATTTAATTTCATTGCCCCCAATGCTGTGAGAATAGGGTCGCCCAGGATAACTTCTGTCCGGGCTTTGTTGCTGTCCAAGGTGTACTTAATGCCCGTAATCCGGGCGCTGAACGATACCCCAAACCGGGCAGATACGCACGATACAATGTCCCCCAGAGCGTAATACTTGCCCAGATCTTCCGGGTCGATGGATACAGAAAAGGATTTTCGCCGGATTCGCTTTCCCAGCTCCATTTGTCCATAAGCACGCGCACGGGCTTTGCAATCGGCCGCAGATTCGTCATTTTCCTGCCGAACGGCTGTCTTAAACCAAACTTCCCGGCGATTGTCCCCGGTGACGTCACCAACAATCTCAACAAAAGTGTTGTCTGTGCCGCTAAGGCTTCCTTGCACATAGGCCACATTGCAAAGTGTGGAATCGTCGTCGTTGATTACAAGGTCTTTCGCACTTCCCTGTTCCTCCGAAAATACAATAGCGTGAATGCCGGCCGTCAGGTCACGCCCTTTGTAAAGGCGGAAAGTGTGTGTCATGTCGTCGGGATTCCAATCCATTGTGTGGCCTATGCCCTTTTCTTCAAGAAACGGGATGATTTCATCCAGCAAATTCCCGCCAATGAAAACATTGTCCGTTTTATCGGTCATCCCGGTTGCCTGTGCAACTTGAATTCTTGTCATTCCCCGGAGATTATCGCTAATCAGCTTGTACACGCCCGTCTCGATAGTTGTCATGTGATATTCCGATGCAATGATGCGCTTATTCAAAAGCCAGTTTGCGGTGTATCCATTCGCAGTTATGCGGTTCGTGGTCGTGTCAATCTTTGTGTTTTCTATTACAAATGTTACGTTTCTGCTCGTATCATACAGGAGATTGCCGACTTTCAGCACGTTAATGTTGTAGTCGCTTACCGGCGCAACCAGTATCAGCTTTCCGATATCGTTGTAGTAAATATTCATGATAACGCTGATTGCGTGCCGGATTTCGTACCGGGTGGAAAAGTCCTCTTTATAGATTTCAAAGCTCATAGCGCAATCCCCACGATCTCCGTTGCGAAATCAATATCCACCTGCAAATTCGCAAGCCCGCTTGTCGCTTCCGGCTTCAACACATTATCCCCAACTTCCAGCTGGAACAAAGTGCTTTTCAGGCTCAACGCGCCCCGGCAGTCCCCGTCAACGGATGACGTTACAGTTGTCCGATCGTGCGTAATCTCTACAATCAGCCGCTCCCCGCTGACGATAGTTTTATTTATCAGCAGAAATTTTCCCGTCGCAGCGTTGGTGATTTTCGGATTTTCCACATCACCGCTTGCCGAAAGAGTGGCAGTAAACGGGACAGGAACCTGACCGCGATTCTCCACATTGATAAATTTCGCCTCAAACAGCTGGCCGAAACGATACGGCCTTGAAATGTTCCATGGGAATTTGAATAGCTTTTGAATGCCGGACAACGTTACCGCTGCAGAATCGTCCTTGCACCAATACGGATACGCCGCCAAAAGGGAAAACTGGAACTGCGCGCCCCATTGCTTCGCCTCAATGCTGGGCGTTGCCGTAGGCCAAACATTCAGATAGTAATCATCCGCATATAGCTTCCCGGAAATATCGGGGCGGATGACGGAAAGCAGCTTTTCTTTATTCGCTGCTTGTCCGTCTCCCACCAGATACCCGTTGACATTTACAGGCCGGGGTTGAACGTTTTTGCTCTGAATTGTCGCGCCCGTCTGGTTGATGCCTTTCGCCTGAGACAGGGCTACCGTTACCGTATCAATGCCCGTGGGCTTGTTGATAAGATATCCACCGGCATAATCAAAGGTAACGCTATCCCCGTTTTCGTTCACGTAGCGGAACAACTTGCTTAAATTGTTGAAGTTCGTCAAATCGTCCACCTCGCTTGTGTGAAATACGCTTCTGTAGCCGCTGCCAGTTCAACAGGCGTTTGCGCAACGGACTGGATATTCTGGATGATCGTCACGCCACGCGAACCGCCGGAAAAACCCGCTCCGCCGTAGTCCGCCCCGCCAGACGTCCCCGCAGATTCTTCAGCCCTATACGCTCGCGCTTCCTCGGCGGTGAGGACTTTTTCACCCTTATGGAGGCGCACTAGGTAATCATCGTATGGTACATAATCAAGGCCGCTCTTCGCCCCGGGAACGTTGCTCCCTTTGATATTGGCCTTTATCGTGAGCGTGTAGTTGGCAAAGCTATTTGTCAGCCGTGATTTCATTTGAGATGCAAGAGAATCCAGCTTGGCCAGAACTCCCGGCGTGCTGCTATCGATACCGGCAACCAGACCATTCATGGTATTGGTTGCCGCCTCTGTAGCCGCCGCCTCCTGGTCAAGATCGCCGACCTTTTCCACGTAGCTGTCTGCAGCTTCCTGCATACGAGCGTTCACATTCTCCACCGCCAACGCCAATCCATCAGAAGTTTCGGTTCCTGCGGCCTCATATGCAGAAACATTATCCATAAGCTCCGCAAGTTTTTTGCTTAGCCCCTCGGTGCCGCCGGACATATCTTCTAGTTCATCACGTAGCCCTGCAAGGAATCCGGCCTGTTCCCCCGTACTCATGGACGCGAGATATTGAGAAAGTCCGTCAACGCTAATGCCTGCGAGGTCTGCCTTTTCGGAAATGAATGCGAAATCTTCATCGATCTGCTGAAGAACCTCTGTATTACCCGTAAGATTCCCCATGAAATCATCCCACGACATTTTCACAACTTCTATTTGGGAAGTAAATGCAGATCCCACATCATGCAACCCATTATAGATGGTGGTATAGGTATTCTGGTAATCCTCCAAAATGGACTGTGCAGCGGCCGCATATTCCTCAGAAGCAGCCTTTATCACATTTGCTGGCTTTGCCGCTTCCTCAGCTGCGGCCTGCTCCTGCGCTTCCAAATCGGCAAGATTCTGCTTCGCCTGCTTTATGGCTTCGGCTAATCTCTCCATCTCGACGGTACCGCCGCTGAAACCAGCATCAGACGAGAACATTTCCAGCCTGGCTTTTGAAGCTTCCTCGTACTGCTGCTCAAGCTCTTCCACCCTTGCGCGTGCTTCTTCTACCGTCTGCGGCTCTCCGGCTAGCTCTTTGACGTACTCCTTGTGCGCCTTGGTTGCCTTGCCAATGCCAATCGCCAGAGCAGCTACAGCCGCCGCCAGCACCCCCAGCGGATTAGCCGTTATCGCCGTATTCCATGCGTATTGCGCCGCAGTTGCAAGGGAAATCTTCCCGGTGAGTACACCAACGGCGATTTCACTGACGGAAAATACACCATTCAGCGTGGCTTCCGCGACCGCCGCTTTCCCGCTTTCCGCTGTGAAGAACGCAAGCGCCGACGCATTTGCCGTGAATATCGTGGCGATATTTGCAATGGCTTTTCCGGCCATATTCACCCCGATTGCAGTACCGGCAACGGTTGCCGCTGTGGCCGCGAACTCAAACGCCGTGACGAGAAGATCAATAGCGCTATTCGTTTCCCGGAGATACGAAATAGCTTCTGCCGTGGCCGTTCCAACACCGGTAACGATTTGCTGTACACGGGGTATAATGTTCCTTCCGGCTGTAAATACGCTGTCTACAAAGTCCTTGGTAAGTCCTTCCATGTCGGCGTTGCTGTCGGCCATGCCGGTAGCCAGATTTTGCCATGCTGCTTTCATGGACGCTGTGGAACCCTCGATGGTGCCCGCCGCTTCATTTGCCGCATACCCCGCAAGCCCCTGCATTTCGATATAGTCCACAAGGGCGGCTTGGCAGTCAGCCAGATTGTCAATGGTGTAGGAAGTAGCCTCGCCGTTCTCTGCGTTCCACTCGTTTACCTTGTCAATCAGCTGCTGGAACCCCTCCTTTGTGGGGGCAATACCCAGCTGCAAATTGTCCAGCATCGTGTAGTTGGATTTCATAATGCCGTTAAAGGCATTTTGTACAGCTTCCTGAGAATTGCCGGTCGCCGCCACAACGTCAGCTTCGGCGGTAATAACTTTGTCGGCAAGTTCGGCGGCGGCCTGCACATTGCCGCCGAGGGCGGTTTTCAGGCCGGTAGCAAATCCATTCACCTGCTGCAAATAGTCGTTCTGACTCATCTGCACGGTCTTGTAGGCGTTTCTCGCTTTCTCCGCCGCAAAATCGTAAGCGTCGCCAAACATCAGCTGTGCGCCACCGGCTAACTGCTCATACCGCGCATAACTGGTGTAGGCCGCTTTGCCAACGTCTGCAACTACCCCGGCAAGCTTCTTTACTCCGGCGATAATCGCGCCACTGGCAAGGTTGGCTTTCAGAACGTCGGCGAATGTGCTTGTTTTGTTTTCAGAATCCTTTAGTTTCCGCTCATATTCATCTGTATCCAGCGAGATCGTCGCAAACAGCTCAAATACATTAGCCGCCATCCTGCCCACCGCCTTTCGTCACCAGTTTCAGCCCGGCATTTTTCACCACATCCGCCACGATATCCTCCGCAGACCGGTTTTCCTCCGGCTTCGGGCTGATGATATCCTCGTATCCGATAGATAGATACAATCGCTCATCACACCCCGACGTGTTTTGCGTTATCATCTGGATACCGTCTGCAATGTAGCGCCGAAGAATTTCGCGTTCGCATTGCTTTTTCAACTCCATGGGAAGAATGGAGAGGTACGCCCTCGCCCGTACTCTGGGGAGGGCGCACAGTGCGCTGATTATTCGCTCTGCTCCCCACGCCCCCACGATTTGAAAAAACTCAGCAGTTCCTTATCGTTGGAAAGCTCCTTAATCTGCCAAAGCGTCGCCATGGTACTCTGCGCGGCCACTTCCTCAACGCTCTTTTCGCCCATGACGGACAAAATAGCATAAATGTCGGCGCGGTGCGTTTTCAGCAGCAACGGAACAACGGTGGTAATCCTCTGCGCACCAATCAGCATAACGCCGACTTTTGTGGAGTTTTTCTTGTCCACCGGCTTGCCAATGGCGTTCATGATTTCCTCATCAGAAACGAGATTCACAATGTGCGGGGTGATCTCGCACAGCACATCCAGGCACTCGTCCGTGCCAAGTTGAGATAATTTTCTCATGCTTAGCCTCCTACATCGTGGCGGATTCGGCCTCTCCGGCCTTCACGTAAATCTCAAAAGGCGGCGTATCCTGCGCCGTAATGGAATAATGGCCGGTGAACTCGAACGCGAACTGGCCTTTGCTCTTGTCACCGGTTTTCAGCTGGAAACCGCCAGTAGAAAGGCCGTTCAGCATATGGATGGCCAGATAGCCGCCCTTTTTCGCTCCGTTTTTGTCGGAGTAGTCGGCCACAAGCCAGATGTCCTTGAAATCCTCGGTGGCAATATCGTTTCTGGGCGTGATTTTCCCGGCGGCTTCATCAGCGGCGGCCACCATCGATTTTGCGTTAGTGGCGTTCACAGACACGAAAGTGCCGCTAAGCTTCACCTCCCAGCTTTCCAGCCGTTTCAACTCCTTTGTGTTCTTCGGGCAGTTATCGATATCCTCGCCGAAGTCGGAGAAGCTGGGCGTTGCCGCGAAGGTCAATCCGCCGCTGGTAGCGCCAATAATAGTGCCGTCGGCGACTTCCGCCGTATCGGGCGAAAAGGCTGAAAGCAGAACACCGGCATTCAGCACAAGCTCCTTAAAGGTATCCTGCGGAATCTGTGTAAATTTCATTGATTTCCTCCTATATGGTATTGAAAATTGCGGCAACGTTCAGTTGCCGCAATTTGATGGATTGGTCTGATTCAAATGTAGAATTGATGCACCACGGCTCACCGCGCATAAGCCAAACTGTGCCGGTATCACAAGGCAGCTGAACTCCTCCACGTCCTATCGTGCGGGAAATTTCCTCTGCCTTGGCGTTCGGCTCTGCCTCTTTCTCCGTGTGATACCACAGTTTTACCGTCAGCGAGTTCGCCATATCGCCCCACCCGCCGACGGAGACGGAATAGGTGAGGTAAGGCATTACGGTGTCGCTCGGTACTGCTGTATCCGGATACGCGGGGAGATTAAAGCCGGAAAAAAACTTGTAGAGCGCTTCTGTTGCCGTCATTTTGTCAGCTCCCATTTCTCGGCGGTGACTTGGCACATATCCAAAGTGCCGACCGTGGGCGCTTGCTTATCGCTCCCGTTGCTCGTCACCCGGAAAATTGCACCATCGGAAAGCCGCTTGAATACATCATGGAAAGAAAGCGGATTCGCGCGGCGGGTGGTAATGGTGTACACGCTGGTAACGCCCTCCTTCTCCGCGATTCTGGATTGCATTGAGGTATCCAGAATAATAGCCGCGTCGAACTCCGCGCCCTGTGCCCATTCCGTTGCCCAGCCGCCCTCCCCATCCGGGGTGCGCTTCTTTTCCATCAGTGCGCACGTGTTATTCAGGTAGTAGTCAAGCAAGCTCATATCTTCCTCCATATCCGTAAGCGCGGCGCAAACACCGTTTTCCAGCTCGTGCTTTCGCCGGAGCCGGACGAACTGCTTGCCTTTGTGTACGAGTAGCCCCCGAAAGATTCGCTTTGATACGGGCTTTGCACGGCCTCGGCGTTCTTCTCCTGCCATGTGTTGATTTCTTCCAGAATCGTCAGCACCTCCGGCGGTACGCAGATTTCCGTAACGATTCCGGTATAAGTTTCGTTCCGCAAATCAGCATCACCGTACACGTGAATCCCGTTATTCCTCCGGCTTCCTTCGATCAGGTAGTAATCGCCGGTTTCAAGGCCGGGAATAACAATCCGGTTCGCGGTGATTTCCTCCCCGGTAAACTGCCAGTGCAAGCCAGGGAAGAAATTACGCAGGTACACAAGCAGCTCATACAGGCTTACCGCATGTCCCATGTGATTCCCTCCTTTACCGGCTCTTTACAACGGCCAGAATGTCCGCTTTGTTCATTGCGGCGCTGACCCCGGAGATACCGTTTTCTTTGGCGTACTCCAAAAGCTGCGCTTTCGTCATTCCGTCAAAGCCCACGGTCTCCGGTGCGGTTTTGTCAGCTGTCAGAGCCGCCCTTAACCCCCCGCCGGGGTAACAGTGGCAACGGCGATGCCGTCCAGGTACTCCGCCCACAGCTTCATGCCCATGATGGCGTACATATCGCCGGTAGCCCGGGAGTAGTCGCCCTCGACATGTACGCCGATCAGGTTGGTTTCGCCCTTCACGGTGTAATTCAGCCCCAGCTTGGCAAAGTCGCTGTCGCTCGGGTCGACGTAGTACAGGTCGATGTTCTCAACAGGGGTTGCAATCACCTTACCGGCGGCGACGTACTTGTCAGGCAGGAGTAAAAGGGTGTTGTAGCCCAGGAAGTTCTGAACATAGGTAAGGCCGAACATGGTCTGGGTGGTAATCTCCTTATCGCCCAGGTAGTCGTAGAAATCCATGATGTTGGCAAAACCAACGACCTCGGTCACGTCCTTGTCCATGCCCATGAACTTCGCAAGCACCTTGCCCTTTGCCTGTGCGAGCGCCAGCTGCCAGGTCTTGGGGGTCAGCGCCAGAGAGCCGGTAGCCAGGAACGTGTAGAAGTCACCCAAAACCTTGTTCTGCAGGGCAACCAGGAAAGCGTCGTCCGTCTTTTCTACGGCGACCTCTGCGCCGTATTTGGCCACGCTTTCGATGGTAACGCTCTTTGCGTACTTGGCCACCTCGATATCGCCATAGGTGACGGGGGAAACCTTCATCTTGGTGAAGGGGATCTCGTCGCCTTCCGCTACGGTGGCACCGCCCTGCAAATCGCCGTCTACCTCTGCCTTGCAGGATACCAGTTTCGTGCCGGGTGCCTTGCGGATAGGCCGCATAATGCCCAGAATGGTGCGCAGTGCGTCCCAGTTATCGTTGAACCGGGTTACAAAGTCCACCTCTCGCGCGGACGTGGTGAACTGTGTGGAAATCGTTACGTTTTCTTTTGCTGCCATTTGTACAGCTCCTTTCAAAAAAGTTATTTGTTTTCGCTTGCCATGCTTTCAGCAAGCGCGGCCTGCCTCTCAGCGGTGGACAAAATATACCGGCCTTTATCGTCCTTTTTGTAGATTTCGGCGCGGCTCTTTGCACCACCAGAGGTGTTAGGCGGTGTCTGTGTTTGGGTGCCTGTGGTGGTAGTCTTGCCGATCAAGCCTTTGTAATCGCCGGAAAGTAGCCCATCCAGCGCGGCGGTATCTTTGATACTTTCGCCGTCCAGTTTCAGGCCATCAATTTCAGCTTTGGCTCCACGGATAACCAGCCCCATGCTCTCGGCGGGAATGCCCTTGCTCTGGAAGTACGCCCGTGCAGCCTTTTCCTTGGCGGCGGCGCTCTCCTTTGCGGCAACTCCGTCTTTGAAATCCTGAAAGGCTTTCTTTTCCGTCTCGTACTTGGCCTTGTATCCGCCGTCAGCGTCTTCCTTTCTCAGATCATCCAATTCCCTTTGAATGCCAGGAAGTTTCTCAGCGTCTGCCTTGTACCTCCCGATATCGGCTTTCAGGCCGTCCACGGTATCGGTGTGCGCTTCAATAATGGTGTCTACCTGTTCGTCGGTAAGCCCCATTCCCTTCAAAAGTTTGCGAGTTAATGCCATTGTTTCAGTCTTCCTTTCTTCGCCCCTATTCTTCGGGGACGACTGTGATATAAAAGCCGCTATACTTCGCGGGTTTTACCGAAATAAACAAAAAAGGAGCCGAACAGCACGCAAAATATACGTACTGTTCGGCTCCGATTGCCCATTCCTGCGCCCAATTACGCAGGAGAAGAATATTTGATTGTTTTCTTTACTTCGAGGACTATGTAGCCGTCGCCCTTGCGCCGTATCTCCACATCGTTCCCACGCTTTATGATAGCCTCTATGGCCTTTATGATTTCGTCATTATTCATTTATTGCCCCTCAAATCGCGTCAGCGTTTTTGAATACTTCCATAAGTTTGGGAAACTGGATAGCAAAAAAATCTACCATTTCCTCGTTCTGTGCCCATTCGGAGTTTTCCGCAAGGCCACTTTCAAATAGAAATGCGTGAATGATCTCATGCCGCTTGTTTTTCATGATTTGAACTTGTAAGTTTTTCTTACAGGTTGGGTCGCCGACTTGCTTACTGTAGCTATCCACAACCAGTTCTTTGCTGGTTTCGTCGCAAAATCCATCGCATCCCGCCAGCCGCGAATCTTCGTCTTCGCAGCAGACGGAAAGTGTGTATTCAGCTCCAAGAACGTTGATTTTTCTGGTATCCACGCTACGTCAATCTCCTTTGCTAAGTTCGTCTTTCAGAATATTCTTGTATGTTCCCTGATGATCGGCGATTGACGGCTTAATAAACGGGTGCGCCCGATTGCCAGCTGTCCAATGCCAGATCCCCTGCGCGTCCTGGTATTTCCACGGAGTAGGACGGCCTCCGCCTCCCTCGGCGTATTTGCCCGTTCCCATTTCCGGATAAATGGCGTATTCGGTAGGCGTTCCAACAATGGCTTTTTTCCCATCCTCCACGGTATGTGTAATGCTGTTGCGCAAATTCCCAGTATCAACGGGGCATAAATCCTTTGCGTATTCAACGCCTTTTTCGCCACACCGAAATAAGCCGCGCTCACACGCTTCGCCCAATGCTCGGAGAATTTCGTCAGAGTTATCCACAAAGGTAACGCTCATTATTTATCCTCCCGCTTCTGATTCTTCCAGAGCCAGGCTTGTGCGGTTCGTGGCGGCGCATACGCATAATCCGCCACAAGCGGGGATTCCAGCTCGCTTCTTTTTTATCTGGTTGGAAGATTTGGGCATAGAAAAAGCACCATGCATTTTGCACAGTGCTTTCAGTCCTTGCCATATTCTAATTGCCAAGCTTTTCTATATCTTCCCTCTTGCAGTCCAATAGTTCGTTGTTTTTGTCCAGTTCTACAAGGTAGAAAATGCCACCAGTATCACGAACATCGACGACAATTCCTGTGTCGCCTGTCTTGAGGACTTTTACATGGTCGTATTCTTTAATCATGCTTCCCCACCTCGATTCTTTCTAAAACTGGTTACAATTCTCGGTTTGCTATCCGGCGTATCTTGTATCCACCCCGTAACAAAAGACCGCTTCTTTGTAACTCCCAACTCCATGTAGATGTTAAATTGAGTTGCTCCGCCGCCCAATTCCTTGAACTCCACAGCTTTGCTCATATCAAACTGCCTTGCCATATCATATCGCAGCCTAAGCGGATTATCTGCTGTGTAGCCAACATCGAAGAACTGGTCGGCGTGCTTTGCCCCATCTTTCAAGAAATATTCCGTGTATTTCTTCGGAGTAGTTATACACTCAGCATTCTTTACAACATCGGTCTGCCGTTTCGTTGTTTTGAGCGTCTCCCACCCATCAATATCATTATACTTCAAATCTTGGAACTTTGCAAACGTTTTCGGGGCTTTATTCCCCAAAACATTTACAAAATCAGCATATTGCCGTTTGTCGGCCTGATAGTTTTTACCAGCTTTCACCATGCCCGCCCATTTTTCCGGAGGATACTGCGCTTTCTTTTCGTCGTACCATTCTTTGTACGATTTTTTCTTTACGAGCTCATATTCCCCGGTTTCGGGATTCTTCACGCGCATCATGTGGCGTTCCGCTTCCAGATCATCATCCGTGGCATTCACAACCGTGCAGCGGCAATTATACAGCTCATGTCCCGGCGCTCCCAACGAGCCATCCCCGGGGAACATCATCTTATAGCCGCCGACATCAAACGGCTGATCGTAGTCCACAATCTGATTGTCTGCCATACCGTGATCGTGGCGGGTGCGCAAATCCTTTGTGGCTACCCACTTTTTCTTGGATTTGATTCCCCACATCTCGTCAGCGGCGGCGTAGCTGTCCATTCTACCGGCATTCTGTGCGGCGGTAACTGCCGTTCTTGCCGCTCGAATGGCGCTTACACGGCTCATTGTGACGATTCTGGACTGCAAATCTTCTGATATCTGCTTGATGCTTCTGCCTTGCAAAATGGAGCCTGTAACGCTTGCTGTAATCTGCTGCTTGCCAAAAGCCAAATCAATGCCCCGCTTTAGCGCCAGCCTTTCGGGGTAGTATGGCATCACGTCCGGCTGCTCCACAATTAAGCGCTTTACAGTCTGCTCGTCAAAAAGCGTAAAATCCGCACTCGGGTGAACGCTCTCGATGGTGTAAGCGGTGTAATTCCGATTCAGGGAGTAGATTCCAGGCGTAGCGTCGTTCACATAGGCAAGCGCCACCTCTTTTGCTTCCGTCGCACGTTCGGCCAGATTGTCCCGAAGCGCTTCCAACCGTGCCCCGCGCCCCATCTGGTTCAGCCGCCATTGTTGGTAGTCCTTTTCAGTCCACTCCTTGCCGTTGCGCTTCTGGCCTATCAAGTCCTGCATCTTCTTATCCTGATCGGCAAAGTGCTTGAAAAAGGCATCTATTTCCTCTTGCAACTCTTTAGCCGCCTGAGAATATACGGAGTTAATGCGGCGCTCCAAGTCGGCAAGCGCCCTATCGGTTCCTCTATCGGCTTCATTCGGTCTGGCCATCCTCATCACCGCCGTAAACCGTATTTATGTCAGCGTCCGCTTTCCGTTTCAGGATTTCCGGCACTTCCTCCGGCAAAAGAAACGGGAGGTGTTTTAGAACCGTTTCTTCATCAAGGAACGCAGCCGCCGAAAGCACCATATTTGTTTCCTCGGTGCGATTTATTACCTTGTTCCACGTAAATTCCGGCTGTGGATTGCCGATGCCAGCAACAGCGCAAATCTGCCGAATGAAATCTATCAAGAAATACTCGAAATCGGCACATTTGTTGTCCTGTGGCTGATACGCCGCCGAAATCTCTGTAGCCGTTTTCTCAGCGCCCGCCAGAGCCGTCACATCAAGCATCTGGGCGTCTTCGTACAGGTCACGGCGTAAAATATCCAGCATGGTTTTTCGGGCTTCTACGGGAACGTCAAGGGTGTGGGCTTCTGCTGCCGTTCCATCGGAACTATCTACCACATTCGCTTTTACGCTCTTCATTCTCTGAATGAACTGCGCCAAATCCTTATCGTCCATAGCGCCGGTATTGTGCAGAATCCAGTAAATTCCGCTCGTATCGTCAATTTGGTTGGCAAACCCGGATTTGATGAAATCATAGCAGTCTATGGAGCCACGCAACCCAACGAGTTCGCTTTCGTGGGTATCGTTGCCATACAGTACCGCAATAGGAAGGCGGGTATAGTTCTCGTCGCACACATCCACAACACCCAGATCGTTCCTCAGCTCCTTGTGGATATATGCGCGTTTCTCGCCCATAGGCTGCGCGTCGTCGCTTCCCTCGGCGCTCCATTCGCTTACGCCATCGAGTTCGTAAAGCGTAGCCCGGAAAACAGTTTTTCGGCCAGTCTCACGGAACCAATACCGAATACCGGCCATAAGCTCCGATGTTTTTTCGTCCAGCAGCGGAACAAATCCCGGATTCCCGGGAGTATCGGCGAATGAAAACACTTCCAGATGATCGAGATTCCAATAGCCGTAGGAAACGCCCTGCGCCAGTGCCAATTTTGCCGCTGTTTGCAGCTTATTGTCGAAGTCCGCGCCCAGCTTTTCCTTTTCGTCCATGCTTACGCCATTAGCGCAAATATAGCCCACTTCCTGCGTCACCAGCCGCCGAAACGTTAGCGTTTTAAGCCGGTAGTCGCTGCTCCAAATATCAGGAGTTTTGTTCCCAGATAAGGTAAAAAGGAACTTCTGGAATTTCTCAATGGTGATATTATGCTTGTTATAGTACGCCATACCGTCAGCGGCGTCTTTGTACGCCTTGCTGCTCTGGTGTTCCAGCACGGCATCACGTATGAATTTCCCGGTAGTTCCCTTCGCAATGGCTTCTTCCAAATCTTGATAAATTTTCATTTATTCCCTCCATAAAGGAATCACACAGAATCACAGCAGCAACGCAGCAGCGGGAGAAATCTCGTTTTTCTTTTCCACCTTGTATTTCATGATGGTGTTGCAAAAGTACCTGATATCATCCATAGCGTGGTCGTTATCCTTCACTACCGCGTCCTCCGTTTTCTTATCGTCCCACCGGTAAAGCCCGAACTCCCGAATGGCATCCGTGCAGCACCGGTGAATTTTTATATTCCCGTTCTTGAGATATACCGCCGTGCGCCGAATGCCATCAAGAACGGCGTTGTCCGCCTGCTGGACGCGGAATCCACGGCGTTTCAGGGCGGTAATGAAAGAAGCCGCCGAAGGGTCAATAACCGCCCGCTTGATTTCGTATCCGTCCGTTAGGCTCTCCACAGCGTCGCAATATTCCTCGTCAGTTTGCTGCCTGCATTCGGCTCTACCATCGTAGTAATATTCTTTGATTCTTACCGCATTATTACCATTCACAGCCCATAATCCGCATGAAAACGGGTTTAGGGTGCCGTAGTCGATGCTTATGTAATAATCCGCGAATTCCGGCACTTCATCCGTGATATTCGCTTCGGAAAAATCGTATACAAGCCCCTCTGCCAGCGTCCATTTCCCCAGAATGTACCTATCATAGAACACCGTTCCGGCATATTCTTTTTTCAGATTTTCAACAAAAGCCGGGGGTAAAAATGGATTATCGTCTATCGTGTATTCTTGGCTGAAAATATCGGCATCACTATCAAGGAATCTCTTTAGCCAGTGGGTGGGATACTGTGGATTGTACGTGCCATCGAAACAGGAATACTCCTTATCAAGCCGGCTTTTCAGGAGGGCAAAAACTTCCTCCGACCAGTCCGCGACCTCGTCGCCGTAGCAATACTTGATAGACGCGCCGCGAATCTTCGATACCTGAGACACTTTTTCCGCGCCAAGGCAATAACACTTCTCGCCAAAAATCCACGCTGTATTATCGCTGGAAATCGCCCCAACAAGTTTATCACCGTACAGATTCCGCATAGGCTCTAGTACATTTCGCTCTATTGTGGATTTTGTGACGCCCAAAATAACGGAAAGCCCATCTTTCCCGACTCGTTCTCGAATCCGCATGGGAATAATCCATTTGAAATCAAGATATGTTTTCCCGCTTCTGGTCGCGCCGCCCTTGAAATTCCATCGGTGATTCCCATACCTTGCAAATTCAATCTGTTTCGGGCTTAATAGCATCTCTAAACTCCTTAATTAGCCCATCCAGCTTATTGAGACTATCATTGCCGCTTGCCGTGTTTCTTGTTGCCTTATCGACAATAATCCCGAAAGATGTTGCAATCTGGCTTAATGTTGCGGCTGAAATCTTTTCGGGGTCTGTGAGCGCTTTCAGATGCAAAGTGATTGCTTCTTGCATCGCCGCTTTTTGTGATTCCATGTACGCCATCATGTCGGCGGTATTCTCTTCTTTTTTTTGCTGCACTTTTTGGGCGATATCCGGTGAAGCGCTAACAATCCTTTTCACAGTCTGGTGAGTTACGCCATGCTTTTTTGCAACGGCGCTGTACGACTGCATTTCTATCCAGTCGGCGATTATTCTTTTTTTCTTCTGATCTGTAATCCTTGCAGCCATAGCACCACCTCTCATGCAAAATAATTGGCGCGAGGCCGATTCAAACGGCCTTCTGTTGGGGAGAGAGCGCCCAACTCGTTATCTGCCGCGCCATGCAAAAAGAGGCTCAGGAACAACCCCAAGCCTCTTGCGCTTTTTCTTTTTTACCAGTATAGCACATTCAATCTGAAAAATCTTCCGGTTTTTTTCCGGTTTTTCAAATTTCTGCGCATCCGTACAGGGAAATTGTAAAATGGCGAAGCGCCGAATCCTTTCGCGCATAAACCTGAGATTTTTCAATCCCAAATTCTTCACACAACCTGTCCACATTTCCCCTCGCGGGCTTTATGTAGAATCTATCCAGCACCTTCCGCTCATCGTCTGTGAGGGCTTCAAGCCCGGAATCCACAAGCGACACCCATTTTCTCGCCTGTTCCAGCGACCGCGCCAATTCCTCGCGGTGAACGATATTCGATAGCATCATATCTTCCCGGCCGGAGCCACCGCCACTTACCGGCGTTCCGTCAGCCGTGGCGCTTCGGATGCTCTGCATAGCGGATTCCAGCCGCGCCATTTCTTCTGGAATGCTTTTCAGGGACTGCTTTTTTGCACTGTATTCCTTTAGCTTTTCAATGGCCTCATACTTCCAGTTCATTCCGTTCCTCCTTGCATATCTTATTAAATCCCTGTATAGATATACACAATACACACAAGATATAAGATTATATTTAAATATACTATACAGGGATAATGCTATAATATTAAATGCCGTCTCCTGTTCTCCGTTTTCTCCCTCCTTTCTGTACAATCCTTCCCAGGCGGGCAAGGCCGCTTCCCCCCGTGGACGAATATGTAATTGCAGCACCGGCTGCCTTCATAATATCCGAAGAAATACCGGCACCCGACGCAGTACTTCCTGCTATCCTTGTATTCCATATTGCCCCTAGAGAACAGGCAGGCTCCCAATCCCGCCGAGCATCCCGGTTTCTTGGCATATCATAAGCAGTTTTGTCTGCGCCGTCATCCGAATTTCAGCCGGTGCCCGTTCCGTTGCCGTGTGCAAGACGGAAATACACTCAATCCCCTTTCCCTTTTCTGCAATCCGCTTCTTCTCCGCTTCTTTCAGGGCGTTAAACACCATGATGTAAATATCCATTGTGTAGCCCGTGTCCACCGGAATCAGCGGGGCGATAAAGTGCCAGCAGTCCATGTAGGTGAGTTCATTGCTCATTCTCCGACCTCCCGTATTCTCACGTAACTGCAAAAATCGCTTTCTAAACGCCCTCCGCCGCAAATCTCACACGCACCATACCGTTCCAATAGGTCGCTGAAATTGCGGGCGGCCTTGCTCCCATCCGGTTTCCAGTTCTTGCATTCTCGGCAGCAGATTATGGGAGTGACCCTTACACAATCCTTTTGGTAGGCGGTTCTGAATCGTTTCACCGTTGCCCTGTAAAAATCGTGTACTTCCTGATGCTTGCAGTCTTTGTAATGCTCGTTATACACTCGGTCGATCTCTTTATTCAGCGAGTTAAGCTTAAACAGAACCATTTTCCAGTTCCTCCCGGGGCAGTTTGATTTCTGCCCCATCGTGCAGATCGTGGCTATCCAGTGCATAGGTCACCATCGTCAGCCCGCTGCGTGTTTCCACCACGCCGTTCAGGTAACCGCAGGCCATACCTTCGGGAATATCAAGTGTGATTTTCATTCGATTTTCTCCTTTCTCCGTAGCTGCAAAAGCCGTTCATTTCCACGCAAACAGCCTCGCCCTTGTAACCTCTGACATTTGGGTAAGGCTCGGTATGCAGCATACACATAGGGTTTCCGTCTCCCTGGCGGTAGATGCAGTCTCGGCAGCGGACGATATGGAGCGTTTCAACAAACCCATCTGCGAAACCGGCATCATACCCCGCCTTGTACTGCCCCCTATCATATTTCAGGGCTTTCAGAAGTTCTTCCCGATTCACCCGGATACCAATTTTTATAATCGCCTGTACTACGGCATCTCCGATAGCATCCTGGAAGTCGTTTAAATTCAAGCTGGCAGGTGGTGTGTAGCCGTTAAGTTCTTCCATTTTGATCCTCCTTTCGCTCCCCATAACTGCAAAAATCATTGCCGTCTACCTCATTTGGGGACATGCCCTGCTCATATTGCCAATGATAGCAATACCCAAATGGCGTTCCTTCATTGTCGGGGTACTTACCTATTTCCTCAAATGACGCGCAGTCCCGGCACCTTACCACGGGGACGGCATCCACGGCGGGGGCATTCCGGATTATCTCCTTTGCTATAATATCTTCGTCGGAAACATCAAATTGGAGTTCCAATTCCTCTGCATCAATTAAGCGTGGCATCTCAAATTCTCCTTCGCAAGCACTTTTTCAATGGGAAGCCCTCGGTAATATCGGCTGGAAATTGTACTCCTACTCATTCCTAAAGCCTCTGCCCACTCTCCTACAGTGCGGTTTTCGCCCATGTACTTGATTCTCACCGTGTTTCTCCGGTTATTCGCTTGTTCCTTTGCTGTTGCCCAAGTGCAATTTTCAGGAGAATAATCAGCGTTGACATTTATTCGTTCCAACGACATCCCCGGCTTATATTTTGAGCCTTTTACCCATTGCTCAAACAATTCGATATCATGCCATTCTTCGCAAACAGCAATACCACGTCCGCCATACTGGGGGTAATTATGTGCTTTCTTCCTGTAACATCTGTCCATCATCGAATGATAACTACCGTACCACGGCTCTTTGTAAAATGATCGCCCCTCAATCAGCCGCATAAAAATCCTCCCTCCTCGGCATCTCTTTCAGCCAGCGTCTGACGGCAAAGAACCGAATGCGTGACGGCTGATTCCTCGCCCACCGCTCAATTGCGGCGGCGTAAGCAATTCTAGCGTTAAGGCGCTGACGGTGTTCTTGCCTTTCACTCATTCCCAATACCTCCATTTTTCGTAAGATATTTAATTTCTTCTTGCACCAGCGTTCGGGTGCTCATGATAATATGTGATTCTGTAGTCCTGTTTGGGCAAGCCACGCACTCGCACTTGTAGGGAGGCTTGCTCTCATTCCCCCTGCACAAGCATTGGTAGTTGAAGCAGTCTATCACTTTCCGTCACCCCTTCGGCAATTCTGGAAGCGGCTGCCAGTGGGTGATTTCAACATCGTCATCCACCTGATCTGTTTCGTTCACGCCGTACTCTGCAAGCAAATCTTCGCAAACACACGACCACCAATACCAAGCCTCCCTGTAATATATCTCCGGCAAGCCTCCCCGTATTCTCCGGCTTCCAACAGGTGGTGCAAATCGATATTGTCTACCTTGCGCCCGCAGATGGAGCATTCCAGGCATAAGGTAGATTCGTCCGCAAGCCGAATATTCCAGTTCCCACGCCGCACCGGCTCCACGTCGGCGGTGGGAAGATCGCGGAGAATCTGTAGAAATCTTGGTGAGACGTTAAACAGCTCAGGGTTTTGCAATTCCGTCAGTGCCGCCTCCCGGCTGATGTAATCACTCATTTCAATTCCTCCACATAGCACCAACTCTGGGGTGGGCGTTTGATTCTAACAGGCTCATATCCAAATTTCGTTTTCCGCAACCCCTTGAATTCGCTCAGCTGTTTCGGCTGATCGTATATTTTCAGGCCGGAGATATGCCAGCCGTACATTGCCTCCCTTCCGAACGCATAATACCGAAATTCTTTCTCTGCCAGACATGCAGATTTCAAATCCTCGTCGGCAATCTCCCACCAACTATCACCGCAGTTGTAATCCATTCCGATTTCCGGGTGCGGGCAGTAATCGTAGTTGTACGTTGCTATGTTGTCACATGTGAACTCCCCGGCAACCATTTTCCCACCGCTCACATTGCATACCATCCCGCCGTTAACTTTGTAGCTCAGGTTTCCGGCAGTGCAATAAATGTAAACCTTAAACGGCGTTTCCATCTTCGGGCGGGTCCTTCTGACTTCCAGTGTCTTTTCCCCGGAAAGAATCTTATCCACCCACTCCGGGCGGATGCTGATAAGTACCGCTTTAGCCATGTTCAGCCCTCCTATTCCATGTTTCGATTGCTAATAAATGATTAAAAAACCAATGTGTTCTCGGTTCAATTGGACAGTCTCTATTTGGGCAGTATGCCCGAAAGCAGTGGCCGTTTCTCTGCACAACTCCCTTGTCTCCGCAGAACGGGCAGGGCTTCAATTCGATTTCGTCCATATTTCTCCTTCCCGCCCGGGTTGCCCCGGGCTTATCGCTTGTTTTCATTCTCCCAAAAATCTCCACTCCAAAGCTATCCATGCAAATTCATAGGGCAAAGACCCTTTCCGGAACTCTTGTGCAATCCTGTTTGCATTGTTCCGCTTAACGCCTTTCGACATGAGCAGCTTTACAAAACGTTTTCGTGTCATTGGTCTCTCCTAACGGTTTGCGATTCCTCGCAGGCTATCAGAACTTTCATTTCTCCCCATCGCTTTCTGCCGGGGCTTTGAGCCATGCCAACCTGCATTCCTCGCATCCCGGCATATTCTCGCAGATATCTTTACGCCCCTCGCAAATAAACGTTCCGGTGCTGAGTAACTTTGCCAGCTCCTCATCCGTCATGTTCCGGATGCGGTCGGCGTTGGTCTGAGGGAACGTGGCATACCGACATTTCTCCGGCTCTGGGCAAGTTTCCGGAACAACGTACCCGACTTGCATTGGGCAATTCGCCCCGGTGCATTTTCTCTTAGGCATTTTGCCTCCACTCATTTCCCATTTCCTTTCTGTTTTTCTTTATTCCCCCGAGGGACTTTCCCCCACCTGGGCAGGGTGCAATTCCGCTTCACTGGCTTGAAGCAGCCGTACATTTTCGCCTTGCTCACTGAAAATCCTCCATACTGGTCTGTCCCGGTAGCACATCGTACTCCATCCACCAGCGGAACACATCTTCTGCGAGTGTTCCCATACGCCACGAGCCATCCAGCTTGCCACGCCGTTTGCGTTCCTCCAGCATCCGTTCAAATGCGTTCACATAGAGCTGCTTGTACTTCGGCCATCTTGCGAACTCTGCTTCTCGACTTTCCCTTTTCGCCAGCGGGCAGCCGATACATCCCACACGGCATTGTCCCTCGGCATAGAGCGGATTCATCGGGACTTTTGCATCTTCCAAAAATCCGTAAACATCCTCGTCTGCCCAGTCGATGATAGGATTCACAACCCGCTTTGCTTTCAAACGGCAGTTTTCAAAAAGCATCCGTTTTTCGTCATTGTCGTTGGCAAGAATGATGTTTTTATCCTTAGTTGCGCCCAATTTTTCGTAGATTCCACGATTGTTTTTTCTGGATGCAGATTCAGCCCAGCGAACGCCGGTGCAGATGAACCGTCCTGCCCCACCTGTTTCTTTCAGAACGGCACAGCAGTACCGCACCAGCCGGGTGGGAGGCATCAGCTTTTGTGGAATCAGGCTCCACATGGACACCCTCTGCCCCTTGTAAGTCGGCATATTCACTGTGCATTTGTAGCCCTTTTCCTCCAACCTTTTGAACTCACTTCTGACAAACCGCACCGTTTCCGGGGCATCAGCCGTGGTGTGGTTGTGCTGGAACTCGCAGGGGATGCCGGAACGCACCGCAAGCTCGGTGATAACCCCGGAATCTTTGCCGCCTGAAATGCAGATCACCAAAGGCTGCTGATACGCCATGAGCGACATATCAGAGGCGGCTTTCAGACGCTCGATTGCCATCTGCTCCAAGTCATTCATTCTCAAAAACAATCCCCTCTCTCACCAAATCCGGGTGCTCGTACCGGAAAAATTGGCGTTGTTTTTTGTGGTTTTTCCCTAGTTTCATGATGTTTTTGTTCCAGTTATCGGTGAAATACGTTTCCCACGCCTTGCAGCCGTCCCCGTTGGTGGGGCAATCGTCCCGCGTGCAGTTTCTGCAAAAGGGGCTTTCCGAATCGATGTACTGGCCGGGTTTTTCGTCCATCATACCCACCCCTCACAGTCTGTGTGTGTTCCGCACACGGTAATTTTTCCCCCGGTCTTTGCCGATGGAGTAGGCTTTTGCCCGCTCGTAGATCCTGCCTCCGATCGCTTCGTCAATATCCAGCAGTTCATCCTCCGTCAACTCCGTGGACAGAATGGTCAGCAGTTCCGGGTTGTTGTATCGGTAGTTCAAGATTTCAAACGCATAGTTGATATCTGCCGCTGTAGGGCGCTGGGTGGCGTTCTCTGCCATTTTCCCGGTCTTGAAAAGGTCATCTATGTACAGCACCTTTGCGGTCTTGTACTTGTCCAGAATCCTCCGCAGCTCAACCGTTTCGCCGTCAAATTCGGACATTCTGGCAGCCTGTTTGATCTTTCCGATTTCATCCCGCCAGAGCATATACACCACTTCCCGGCCTTCCAGCAGCAGCTCACGGCAAATGGCAGTGCATAAGTGGGTCTTGCCGCAGCCGGATTGACCGCACAGGGCGAACCACCCGGAAGGATTCTTGGCATAGTCCATGGCGGCGGCTTTGAGGGTTTCTTGCCACGGCTCCGGGGTCTGGAACTTGTCGAAGGTGTAATCCCGGATGATGTTTTTCAGGCCGCTCCGCTGCATCCGTAGAATGGAGCGCCGGGTGTCTGCACACTTGCAATCCGCCACGGAATGGGAAAAAGTGCCGTCCGGGTTCTCCACCAACCGGGCAACATAGCCTTTGTTTTTGCAAATAGGGCAGTTGTAGCCGTCCTCTTTGTCCCGGTCGCCAATAGCGTCGTTCAGGGCATCCACCCGGAGTTGGGCGTACTGCCGGGGGTCAAAGTCACAGGTAGTGACCAACCCTTTCGCTTTGAGCATTTCCATCAAGCTTTCCATTGGCGGGTCCTCCTTTCATCAGTCTGTCCCAGATAATCCCTGCCCAGTTTGCTGCCATACACTGCTCCATCAGGTCAATAACTGCTTGTTCTCCGTACTTTGCAGCGTTTTTTTGGATTTGGGTCAGCAGCGATTTCAAGCCCTGTTCCTTGTAGCTCTCCCGCCGTTCGGACTTGTATTTCAGCCAAGCGGTGGCTTTCGCCATCAGCGGTTCGGAGAAAGAATAACTTGCGATGATTTGCGAAAAGGGGGTAGGGGGATAACATTCGTTCTCTTTCTCTTTCTCTCTCTCTTTCTCCTTCTCTTTCTCGCTTGCGGGTTGCTCTTGCTTACCGTTTGCTTCCGCTTTGCTTCCACTTTGCTTACCGTTTGCTTCCGCTTTACTTGCGGTTTGCTTACTGGTTCCGCCGTTTTTCCCAGACTTTGCTTTCCGTCTGCTTGCGTCCAGATTCGGCTTGATAAGCATAAAGGCAATGGCGGCGGCGTCAGACATTTTGTCTACGTCCGGGGCATCGTTAAACAGAGCGTATTTGCAAATAGCGTCATAAGCTTCTGCCCTTGCGGCCTTGTTTTTTATCTTGAAAACCGCTTCAAAAAATGAGCGGTAAAAAGTGAATTGGCTTCTTGCTTCGTCTTCCATCTCACACTGTGTCACGGCCTTACCTCCCGTATTTCAACCTGTATGTAATCCTCGTCGTGGAAATTGTGGGAAACGCTTTTCAGCCAGCGCCGGTTATCGTCCTCGATGACGCGGCCTTTCATGGCATCCACGATCATCTTTCCCATGATTGCGTGGTTGTCGATATCCAGCCGGTCATTCCAGTAGAAAGTCACGGCTACGGGCAACTTAAAGGGCGTTCTGCGAATGCCCTGGGCGTTCATGGCCGCCAATGTAAGCCAGTGCCATAACTCAGCATCTTTCTTCCGCAATGCCCAGTGCTTCCCGGCGTAGTACGCATTCATACCGTACTCCTTCGCCCACTTCTTCTTTTCCGCGCCGGTCTTCGGGTAGGCGATTCTGAAAACTTCTTTTGCCACGATTCTCCTCCTTTTGGAGTTGGCGGTTTCACCTCCCACCGCCAAGGGAAAATGCAAACTATACTGTCAATCTTTTTGAGGAAAGATTGCTTTTCCCGGCCTAGAACGGCAATTGCTCGTCCTCTCCTTCTAACTCTACGAAGTTCGCCGCAGGGGCGGGAGCCTGATACGCCGGTGTGCTGTATCCGTTGCCAGCCCCAGAGCTGGCCTGAGTGCCGCTTTCCTTGCTGCCGCAGAAATAGATACTGTTTACCAGAATCTCCGCCGTGCGGCGCTTCTGGCCGTTCTTGTCCGTCCAGTCCCGCAACTGCAATCTGCCGGTCGCTACGGCCATCTGGCCTTTATGGAAGTACTTCTCCGCCATTTCGGCGGTGCCGCCCCATGCGACACATTCAATAAAGTCAACTTCCTTCTCGCCGGTTTGCTGGTTCTTGAAATCCCGGTCACAGGCCAGCGTGAAGCTGGTCACAGCCTTTCCGGAAGCAGTGCGGCGAAGCTCAGGGTCTCGGACGATTCTTCCCTGCACGCTGATTTGGTTAAGCATTCGCGGCCTCCTGTGGGATGACTTCGCCGGTTTCGGCATCAACATCAATGTATTCCGTCACATCCGGGATATCTGTCATGTCGGAGGAAATATCCGTCTTTGTGGTGCCGTCCTGAGCAATACCGCGCACAAAGTCGGATTTCAGCGGGGCGTATTTCAGCACCTTTTTCAGAACGGTTTTCTTTGCCATCTCGTCAAAATTGGTCTGCCACGGGCCATTCCCGAAGCTCTTAGAGAACTTTCTCGCGTGCTCGGTAACTTCCTCGATGCTCATAACCTGAAATCCGTAGCCTCCGTCCTTGGTCTTGAACATGGCGTAGTAGGCAATGGGCTTGCCGCGGTTGCTCTTGGCGGGGACGTGCCGCAGCTTCGGGTCAAGGCCAAGGGCATACTCAAACTCGTCATTTTCGTATACGGTGTGCGCCTGAATGATGGAAACCTCACCGGAACGGTAGGCCAGATCAATAAGCCCCTTATAGCCAAGCTGGAATTGGCACTCCATCTGGCCGTGATTGCGGAAGGGAATCAGGTAAGCCTGCCCGAGAGGGGTATTCGGCTCCAAGCCCAACTGTGCGGCGGTCATCATAGCGCCAAGGAAAGACTGAGGGGTGCATTCCTTGAGCTTCGGGTTGGCGCTCAGTGCCGACAAGGTAATGCGGCTGAACCGCTCAGGGGTCATCACGCTGGGCAGCGCCGCCTGAATGGCGGGTTTCATCACCTCAATGTAGTCCTGAATGCTGCTGGGGTTTTTCTTTTTCGCTACCGCCTGAGTAGAAGCGGCGGCATTCTGAATCACGTTTGCCATTAAATATTCTCCTTTTTGAACCGGAAAGTTCTGCTTTCCGAAGATTTGAAATAGTTCTGTGGGATTTCTCCATGGTCTTTCTCCCACTTCCTTCTATCGAATGTGGAGCGCTTCTGCGTCTTCCATATTACGCTGTAACTCCCGTATCCGCCCCGCTCGGCGGTTCCCATGGCCTCCATGATACGCGCCTGAGCGGCTGCTTTCTTTTCTTCCAGCGCCTTGATCTGCTGGCTGCATTCGTCCATGATCGCCAAATCAACGGCGCAGCCGGTCAAATCCATTTCGGTGTCCGGATCGCTGGCCGGGAACTCTGCGTTCAGGGCGTCAATGGTGGAATCCATGCCGTCAATGGCCGGGGGTGTTTCGCTCTGAACGTTCTCCCAGAAGCTTTCCTCCGCCTCTTTCAGGGCTTCCAGCTCTGCCTCGTCCCGCTCGATGACGAACACCTTGAAGTCAATGCCCAGAACCAGAACCGCCAGATACCAGCGATCAAGGCCGGACACAAGCAAGTAATGGCAGCATTGCGCGTAGTAAGTAGCCGGGAACTCGCCGTTCTTGAATTTGCTCAAGTGGAGCGCGTTCGTGGTCTTGATCTCTAACCCTGCCCGTTCCCCAATGACCAGCCGGTCGTAGTTGGCGTGGGCGTAGGGCATATCGTCCCGGAATACGGTGTAGTTCTCCCGGCGCACCTTTTTCCCGGTAGCTTCGGTGAACCGCTTTGCTACGTATTCCTCCAAGTCCGTGCCGAGGCGTACCGCCTCTTTCTGGGAAATATCCTCCGGGATGACCTTCCCGGTTTTCTCCGCCCACAGGGCGTATGGTGACTTGTAGGGATTCAGCCCCAGAATAGCGGCGGCATCCGAACCACCAATGGTGGTAGAGCGTAGCGCTGTCCATTCCTCTTTGCTCATGGTCGCGGTTGGAATTTTCCGTATCATTCTTCATCCTCCTGCAACGGCTCAAACCGTTTTATAGCGATACCGCCTTTGTACGGATATGCCCGGTATTTTGCCCCGGGGGGAACAATTCCGCCTAAGCTACCTGCGCTGATATAAAAGCCTGTACTAACTTTGTTGATTTTTAATGTTCTACCAATTTTTTGCGGAATAAAAACGACATAGTTCTTGCTTACTTTTATCCCAACAGTGTTTTCGCCGTTCCAAAACTTTGCAGCAAGGGCGTTAATGTAGGCAGTGTGCCTCTTATCATTCGAGAAACTGATAGCCGGAACATTGACTCGATTGTACGGCCTAATGTAGATATCCTCGAATCTTTCCGATTCGCTGATGATGATTCCGTCCTCCATTATTCCTCCACCTCCGCTTCCTCGTTGAACTCCGTCATGGAATCGATGCAATCCAGGCAGTAGAACTCATCATGCGCTGGGATATATACCAGTTTGCTGTCTGTGATTGGATATCCGCACCTGGCACACTTCGGGAGTACCGCTTCCCGAAAGTCGGCATCCGCCGCCAACTGTTCAGCCTGTCGCCACGGCTCCATGCTATCAAAAACGTCCATTGACTTTCCTTTCTCAGTTTGATATACTGTAAGCGGTAGAGATTTTTTATATCGCTTGCCGTCCCCGGTGCTGTAACATCGGGGGCGGCTTTTTATTAAAGAACAACCACGACGTGCCCGCTCTGAATTTCGGATTCCAGTGACTTTTCCAAGTATTTCTTCACCGTATTCCGGGCGGAAAGCTTCCACATGCCGCCGTCGGCTTCGATGAAAGAAATGTTTCTTTCGTTGATACGAATGAGGAATTGGGATTCCGGCTGCTCAACCTCCTGGAACGTGCGGTAAGGCCGCAGCTTGATAATGGGTCGGATGGACGCATTGGATTGAAGATCGATGCCCTTCTTGGTGACAACGCTGGTAGCAATGCCATTGTCGTTGTACGTGACTTTGCTTCCAGTGGTGATATCGGATAGCAGTTTCAAGGCGTACTCCGTATCCGCTGTTGGCTGGAATCTTGTGCGCAGAGCGATCAAGGCTTCCTCAAACGGCAGGGCTACCTTTTCGTTCCAGCCGGGAACATCGGTCGCATTGGCAGTATACGGGTACTCGCGGTTGTTACGCAGCTCCGCAGATGGGTGGGTGAAGCACTTTACCGTTTTGTGATCGGGAATCGTGATATAAACGGTGCTGTACCTCTGTACCGCCTCCGTTTTTACAAACGCCACCATGGCGTCGAGGCTGGAAAGCTGGATATTATCTACAATTTCCAGATCAGGCTTCACCTCGGTATAGCCGCCCTCTGCGTCCGCAATAAAATCATGGTTTCCGGACGTGAACAGGTGCGGCGCACATAGTTCCTGAATTTTTTCGATTGCTTCTTTCAACATTGTTTTTCCTCCTATCAGGCCATTTTGATTATTTTCAGAGACGCGGGGGCTTCCTGATCTTCTCCGTCCATGGACATCTGCCCCGGAACCTGGGGCACCATTTCGACAACCTGGCACTCTCCAGTGCTGTCATCCCCAGCAACCCAAAGGGTTGTTCTCGCGGGCGTAGTAGGCGCAAGCGCTGATTTTACCGCAACGCTGACGCCGATGTTCTGCCGATCATCGTCCGGTGTAAACTCGATTGTGAGCGTCAGCTTTCGTTTCTGCGTCGGTTTGGTGTTTGGGTCAAGGATATTATCAATGACTTTCGCCATCTCCAAATCCACGCGCTCCTGAAACGCGCCCCTTGCCATCTGCAAAATTGATTTTGGATCGTACATTAGAAATCCTCCTGTTTTTAAGATGTGTATCCTTTATCGCCCTCTGATGCAACGCCCGATACCGGCACCCATCAGGATAGCGCATACCCACATTGCGGGGACTGCCGCCTTGTCTGCCAGCAAATTGGCCTGTTGCCACCAGAAAAGCACCAGATTCAGCCCCGCATAGGGAAGCACACGGAAAACACATTCCCTGATATTGAACGGCTTCCGGTTCTCCGGCACCGGTTCCCACCGGGCATCCATGGGTTTGTTCCTGCTTGCCATATCCTCACCCCCTGACCTCATGATTTCGGTGGACTACGTCAAAAAGCTCCACGTTCTCATCGTCAAACGCCTTGCTTTCCTTCGATTCCATCAAAAGGGATTCCCGCAGATGCTCATTTTCCCGGCGCAAGCGGCGGTTCATCTCCGCCATAGTGCGAAGCTGGGTTGTTTCGTTGGGTGTCATTTGGATTTCTCCTTGTAAGGCTTCAAATCCCGGGCATCCACGAACTGGGATTTCTTCCCGAGACAATAGATATTATCCATGGTGCCTATTGCTTCCAGCGTAACAATATCCCCTATTGCAAAGCTATGATGCGGGATATAGCGTTTCTGTACAACCACAAACTTGTCTCCAACCTTGGGCTTGCCCTGTTCACGCTTGCTCTCCTTTGGCTTGTCCTCCTTGCGCTTCTTCGCAAAAAGCCGCTCAACGGCGACCCTTGCGCCCTCCGCTCTGCTGTAGGTATCCTTCGGATTGCACCGGGCTTCTGCGGTCTTCACGTCCCGCCCGCCCCGTTTCAGCGTGGCCGTGGTAATCATCCCGTCAAAGCGGAGTTCCACGGTGCAGGGTTCCCGCTCAGGCTCTGCAAGGCCAGAAATCATATCTTCGTACCAGTACCACCAGATGTGCTCGAAGGTTCTATCTTCAAACATGCGATAGTAAGTCTCCCCATCGCGGTTGCGGCCGGAGCCCGTGATCGTCATAGTCTTGCCCAGCCACTTGCCCATCTCTGGGTTCCAGTACCTCTGCGGACTCTTACTCACAATCCGCACCTTATCCCCAACTTTGTATTTCGCCATAAATAACTCCTTTCAATTTCGGCATTCTGCCGTAGATTTCAAATCACTGCCATTCCCTCGCAAACGCCCGTATCTCCTTCTCAGAGTACCCCAGGGTTTTCAGAATCACCGCCGGGTTGGGGTGGAGGGTGGTCACCAGCTTTTTCAGGACGCTTACCCGCATTTCGGTTTTGCCCTTCCGATAGTTCCGAAGGGTCTGATGGTCTACCCCGGTTTTTTCTTCTAGCGCTACAGCGTTATCGCTCTGAATCCCCGCCAGGGGACAGCAGCGGTCAATTTCCTTCCAGAAATCCTCCACTGCGTAGCGCTCGGCATACTGCCGGATTCTAGGCATTGTCTTTCCCCTCGCTCTCTTTATCCGCGGGCTTTACCTTGGGGGCAATGCAATCTACTAGCCCCCGAACGCTGTACCCCAACGAATAGCAGGCAAACGCCATTCCAATTATTGAAAGAATCGTGGAGGTACTCATGTTATTTCTCCCTTCTTCTGAGATTGCTTCTCTCGCTCCCGCTTGATGATTGCTTCCAAAGCGGTCTCCATCCGCTTCTGGATATTGGGCGGCTTCCGCTTCCCATTCAGAATCATGGAAATGTACGCTTTGTTCACGCCCATTTCGTTTGCCAGCTGCTCATAGGTGATCCGCTCATTGTGCATCCGCCCGATGAGCCGCCCCGTCCATTTTTCGGGCATTGTATTCCTCCTTTTAGTTAAAAATGTTGACTGCGGCGGGAAACCGTGCTACAATTTCATGCGTTCCCTGTGTAACAACAGAAAGGGGTGATTTGATGCGGAGCCATTGGCGAAGCAATCTTTTTGCTCTGGCGTTCCGAACTAAGGCAACTGCATGATGCGCATGGAGCACAGCAACCAGATATGCTGTAAGTGATTGGCACGGCTAAGAACCGTAAGACAATTTACGGATTCGGCATTTCTCCCGGCCTGACGCAACTGCCCGGGAGCCGCCGATAAAGTAATTTCGGCGCGTGCCGGGTTGCCGCCGTGTTTCGGTAAAAAATCTGGGGGAAAAGCGTCTGCGATTGTCCGCAGGCGTTTTTTCTTTCCCGCCGCAGTCATTTTATGGTTGCAAAAGTTAACAAAGTGTGCTACTATGTACTTGCGAGGAACAGAATAGCTTTGACGCAGGATTTTTTACCCTGGGTCTGGGGTTTTGTTTACTTTCGTAACTCATAGCGCTATTATAGCGTTAACAAACGTAACTGTCAACTGTAAAAGTGATAACGAACGCAACTTTGTCACATTGCACAAAATGCAGGAGTGTTAATTATGGCTTTTTACGAAAATTATGTTAAATTGTGTAATTCCGTTGGGAAATCCCCATCCGCTGTTGCCGTGGAACTAAAACTTGGCAAACCATCTGTAACAAGATGGAAGAACGGGGCAGAACCGAGAGACGCAACATTACAAAAAATTGCCGATCATTTCGGTGTAACCGTAGATTTTTTAAAAGGCGAAGAACAAACAAATTTTTATATGCGCTACTGTGAGCTGTGCGCAAACAAAGGAATTAGCCCTAGTGCTGCTGCGATTGAAATAGGGCTTCGAAAATCAAATGTCACTTATTGGAAAAGTAACAGAAATAATCCTTCGGACGCGACCTTGCAAAAAATCGCCGATTATTTCGGTGTCACCGTTGAATACCTCAAGAGCGAGGAAACAAAAAAAGACCCCGCCACGAATGGCGAGGTCAGCCCCGAAAAACGGGAACTTCTGGATTTAATTGATAGCCTGTCCGACGATCAGTGCGGTAAGCTTTCCAACATTATCAAGGAGGCTATAAATTTATTGTGAGATTAACGAAAGATTCCAAATATGTGCTGGATATCCTGATTGCCAATCCCCCGCTCGGGGACTCCAACACATACAACGTAATAGCTTGGATGGGCGTTATTGATGAAAAGAAAATTCACAGCTATTCAGATTATACCGGCATTCTGGCATACCTTGCCGAATGTAAATGTATCGAATGGGTGAACGACGCCCACAGCGATTTCCGCTTGACGGAGAAGGGGCGAAATTATAAGGAACTTCGGCACAAGGAATGGCGGTCAGCCATTTTCCACGAGGCAATCGGTTTTTTCCTCGGCGTCTGTTCCGCATTGCTTGTGAAGTTCCTTACAGATTTGATTTGGTGAAAAGTGGGCACAGGCACGCTCCAACCTGCATCCAACCAGAACAAATGGCAAGTCGCTTTGCGGCATTACACAGTGTTCGCACAGAATGCAGTTGGCATTAAGGCAGGAGTCTTTGACTTCGCTTTGCAGATTCTGGCATTTTTGAAGCAGTTCTTTTAGTTTTCGATTCTCTTTTCTGAGCGCTCGCTTTGTAACAAACATTTTACCCTCCTTAGCACATATGCAGCCTGTTCATCAGTTAGGGAAAGAATATTCTCCGCCAACTGTTCACGAATGTTCGGCAATGTTCTCCTTTCTTCCATTATATCACGGTTTACTCTGTTTCGCAATGCATTTTTCGTCACTGGCCGTTCCTCCTTTTATATTTAGAACAATTGTTTGCATAGCATACAGTAGCACACTAAATGTCCAATAAATCGGACTAATTAGAAAAATGCACAAAAATTTTTCTTTTCGTTGAAATTATTTTCTGAGCATGGTATTATTTTTATGTAGGGTCACGGGCATAGAAATCTATCTCGTATACCTGAATAAAAAGGAAAGAGGTATCACTATGGAAGATTTAACAAATGAACTCGAAACATCAGGCGAACAAAATACCCCCCAAATGGTATGCCCGTCCTGCGGCGCTGCCATAAGAGAAAATCAAAAATTTTGCGATAACTGCGGCGCTGATCTAAATGCTCCCCCCAAGCAAAAGGCCGAACCCAAGAAGAAAAGCTATTTTGTTCCGGCAATTATTGCAATGGTCGCAATTTTTGTCGTAGCGTTCATATTCATTCAGCGAGCTACTAAACCTGATTTTAAGTGGATATACGATACCCTATGTGATTCCACATGGGCAGAAGTAGGGGCGGATGGCAGTTATTTGAGCGTTGATACAAATCCGTATGACTATGATGATTCCGGCCTTTATTGCCGTGACGCTTACGTTACAATACCTACCATCAACGGAATGTTGGGACTTCCAGATTCCCTTTTTAATCAGATGAACGAAACATCCGCATCCGATGGGAGGCAAACCGAAACATACAATAGTAAGAATGTAACCGTAACGTGGAAATATCATCCCAATACAGGGCTGGAAGTTACCTATAAGAAAATTCACTGATTTTGATATGCCCCGCCACCCGTGCCACAAGGTGGCGGGGCTTGCCGCCGGTAACGCCGTGTGTCCCTTGCCGGTTGCACCTTTACCATAGTCCCTACCACTATAAAAGTAAACGCGCAAATCGTACAATCCGTTTACACGGCGTAGATTTTGTGTGCCAAAATGAAAGGAGCGAGTTGTTTTGCCCACGGAGGAACGTATTTTGGCGCTGCATGAGCAAAGTTTGACGTTGGTGGAAAAAATCAAGGCCGCCAAGCAGCAGCAAGGCAAAACCGTTCAGCAGCTGGCCGACGAGACCGGGATACCGCGAACGACCCTAAACCGTTTCTTTGCCGGTACGCTGATGAACCCGGGCTTCATGGATGTGTGCGCCCTATGCGCAAGCTTGGAATTATCCGCAGACGAACTTATCGGGCTTTCCCCGCAGAAAAGCGGCGATTCCGTTACCGTGGATTTTTTGCAGCTGGAAATCGACCACAAAGACGAAATGTTGCAAGAAAAGGACGCCGCAATATCCCGCCTCCTTGATCGGAGCCGGATTCAGGAGGCGGGAATATCTGCCCGGGATACCAGAATCCGCAAGCAAAGCGACGCCCTTTCAGAAAAAGACAGTGCGCTTGCATCCGCGCAAAGGGAAGATAAGCCCTTGATTTACGGGCAGTGCGCGTTAAACATTCTGCTGGCGGCGGTACTCATAATCTATATGGTGCTGGATGCCCGGAACACGAAAATGGGGCTGATTCGCTCCGAAAAGATTTCTGCGGTAATTTTATTTGGTGCGGCAGGAATCGCCGCTGTTTTTATGCTCACGGCATTTTTGATTTTCCACAGGCTCTTAAGTGGAGGCGAACGAAATGGCAAAAAGAAAGAAGGAGCCGGAAATCAGGCTCCCCAAAATTAAGCAGCTCCCCTCCGGGGCGTGGCACACACGTGTATTGATAGAGGATCGCCGCGTATCCATTACGAAAGATACATATGATGAATGCGTAGCCGAATATCTCGCTTTGAAAAACGGCGTTATCGAAGCAAAGGCCGCGCCAGGTAAGCGGGGGAAGACGCTGGGGGACACGCTTGATAAATATATAGCCGCCCGGAAGGGATTCAAGTCGCCGTCAACGATTTATGCGTATGAATCCTACCGCAAGCAGCGTTTCCAAAGCATGATGGCGGCTGACGTGTACACCACCACGGACGAACAGTGGCAAGCCGCCATCCGCAGGGAAGCAAAATCGCTGTCCCCGAAATATATCAAAAACGTGTGGATGCTGATTTCCGCAGCGATATTCGAGGAAACCGGACGCAGGCCGCGGGTGACCCTGCCGGAAAAGGAACACAACGAAAAGCCGTACCTTGACCCAGATCAGATACCGGTGTTCCTGCAAGCCATAAAAGGGGAATCGATAGAAATCGCCGCCCTGCTGGAATTATCCAGCTTGCGCAGGTCGGAGATGCTGGCGCTGACGTGGGACAAGGTCGATTTCAAGAACGAAATAATATATGTCCACGGGGCAAGAGTGGCCGGGGACGGCGGCAAGCTGGTTCACAAGAAGCAGAATAAAAACGATTCTTCCCGGCGCACGGTGCCGATTATTGAGCCGCTGATGGAAGCACTAAAGGCAGTTGATAACAAGGAAGGCTATGTCGTCAACCTGACCGGCGGGTGGATATGCACAAGGATAAACGAGATTTGTTCCGCCAACGGCCTGCCGAAAGTCGGGAACCACGGATTGCGGCACAGCTTCGCGTCTCTGGCTTATCACCTCCAGATGCCGAAAAAGATAGCAATGAAAATTGGCGGGTGGGCAGATGACGAGACGATGCACAAAATTTACACGCACGTAGCGCAGAAGGATATTGCCCAAATGGCGCAGGGCTTTCGGAGCTTTTTCTCGTCCAGCCCATCGGAGAACGGTAAAATTGGCAACAAAATTGGAAACGAAAAATAGAATCCATTAGAGTGGCAACATGTTTAAGGAATAATGTGCTGGGTTCGATTCCCGTACGGGTCACCATGCAGAAAAAGCCCTAGAAATCAATTCTAGGGCTTTTTTATTGCTTTATC